GCACCGTTGCTGAGTAAACAATGAAACAACGTCGCACGCCCGCTAATACTCCCCAAAGCAAATACCACGCAGTCTTCAGTTTCTCCTTTATGTTTTCGTAAGTCATATAGATATTCTCTCCTTATTTTACAGTAAATTGGTGGGATGTTAGCATTTAAATAAGACATTTAATACTATTTAATAGCACCCCAATTATCCCCAAATTCATAGTCAACCTTGTTTGGTATTTCTAATTTAATTGAGGATTCCATAATTTCTACTATTTGTTTTGCATGTTCATTTGATTCTACTGATATATCCAATTCATCGTGTATTTGTATATGAGGTATAATTTTTGCTTCACTTAAAGCTATGATTGATAGTTTAGTCATATCAGCTGCTGATCCTTGTATTAATCTATTTAATGCTTTGTAAGTTCCTGCTCTTTTAATTCCAGGTCCATATTCTTTAATTGCTTCTGCGTGAGGTTTAGGTAAACCCTCTCCCCATGTAACAGGTTCCCAAAGATCAAAATGACAAAGTCTTCCACCTAATGTTCTAATTTTACCTGATTCATCAGCTCTTCTTGATACCGCCTGCATTAATTGTTTTATGAATGGAGCTTTCTTATGATACTGATCAATTAATTTTTCTGCTGCTTCTTTCATTAAACCTAATTCAGCCATTAATTTATTTTTACCCATTCCATACATTAATCCAAGATTAATTGTTTTAGCTTGAGATCTTTCAATACCTGCCATTTTAGCAACTGCTGCATGAAAATCTGCTTCACCTGATTCATATGCTTGTGAAATTTCATTTATACCATCTAATCTTTGTAGTTTAGCATAATGAATTAATATTCTTGGTTCTTGTTGTGAATAATCAAACACTCCCCATTTATGATTTTTTTCTGGAATAAATAAAGATCTAATTAATGGTCCAAGTTCTTTATGTCTTACTGGTATTTGTTGTAAGTTAGGATTAGACATCGAAAATCTTCCTGTAACTGTTCCACCATCATCTGATCTAATTTGATTTATATCTGCATGTATTCTTCCATTGTGAGAATGTTTTACAATTGTATCTATAAAAGTTGTGTGTGCTTTATTTATTTCTCTTGCATAAGAAATTCCTTGAGCAATTTCATTTGGATGATTTGATAAAAAGTTTTTTGTAAAACTAGGAGCATTTGTTTTTTCTGTCCTGTCGTATGGTAATTTTAAAGCATCAAATACTTTTGCAATAGAAGCCGCAGCCCATAATTCTACAGTAACTCCAGTTAAGTCTTTGATTTTATTGAGTATTTTATTTTCTTTTTCTATTAATTGTTTTTTAATTATATCAGCTTTTTCAACATCAACTCTTACACCCTTAAATCTCATATCAACAAGACAAGGAAATAATTTTGTTTCTGTATCAAATATTGGCCAAAGATTTTGATCAGATAATTCTATTTTCATTCTATGCCAAAGTTTTAAAGTTGATTCAGCATCTCTTTCAGCATACTGACCAACAAACATAGAAGGAAGTTTCCACATATCTTTTTTAGCATCAATTCCATATTCTCTCGCAGCTGCTTGTAATACTGCTTCATCTTTACCTATTCCTGCATATTCTTTTGCAAGATCATTTAATCTAAAACTCCATCTATTTTCATTTACTAATGATGCAGCGATCATTGTGTCTACAATTTTAACCGGTGGAATTAATCCAGAAGATCTTAACCAACAGATATCATACATTGCATTATGAAATACAAATGTAGAATCTTGTTTAAATAAATCTTGTAACCAATTTAAAACTAATTTCTTATCCATGTTACCACCACCTTCATGAGCTATTGGATAATAAGCGGACCAACCTTCTACTGCTACTGCAATACCAACAATTCTTCCACGACCAACCACGTTCCCCGATCCGCGTTCAGTTAACTCTGGATCGCAGGTCTCTAAGTCTATAGCAATTTCTTTATGACCGCGAAAATCTTTTAATTCTTCTGGGACCACCCATTCTGTTTGTGGTGTAAACAATATTTGTTGGAATGTTCGTGTCACTTATAATCTCTTTCTAATATCATTTCTAAATAATGAATTGCTTTTAATATATCTTCTTTTTTTCCTTTTAACCTATGTCTACAGATATACTTAATTGCATTACCTTCTGCAAATGGTAAATCGTTTTCGTTAATAAATTTTGATGGCTGTATTTTCATTGTTTTATAATGAGAACCACCGATCTGTTTAAAAAATGTTTTGTTTGTCATATTACGTATGCTCTATTGAAGTTCCTTGGATCTACAATATGTAATTCTTGTTTAGCTCTTGTAAAAGCTGTGTAGAATAATCTATGTAAATCATCTGGATCTTCATCTCCTTGTTTAATTGCAGCTGCTGTAAGATCTAACAGAACTAAAACTTTTTCACGTTCGCCGCCTTTAGCGCCGTGAATAGTTGACATAAGAATTCTTGGAGTTTTATTTATCTTCTCACCATTAGCTCTCATATTACGAATATAGTTTTCTGTAATCGTATCAACACCTTCAAATGATTCATACCATACTTTATCAGTAAGTAAACCATGATTTTGCATACAATCTTTTATTGTATATTTTTCTTCTGCTTTTAATGTTTTAGCATCTCTATATCCCGGCGTTACATTGGCACCTAAATAAGTATAAATATTTTTAATTTGTAAATAATTTAATTCTTTATTATTTCTAAAATCTTCCCAATTACTTAAAGCCAATAACAATTCTAAAGATAATGAATTAACACCTTTATATTGATAATACCAACCTTGTAATTCACATAATTCTTTAACATCATTTAAAAAATGATTAGCAGAAGCTAATACCAACCATTCTCCTTGAGACATATCAACTTGTGTAATATCTGTATAATATTTTAATAAACCTGTTTCTTGGCGTGGATTATATGTTTTTTCATATCTATTTGTAATTTTAGATATAATTCTTTGTGATAATTCGTGTATAGGACCACCAGGAATGCGATAAGATTGTTTTAGCGTCTGGATCTCGTCTACCTCATTCTTTAGCGCTATAAAGTGATCTATATCAGCTCCAGCCCATCTAAATATAGCTTGGTCATCATCGCCTGCAATATAAGTTTTTTCTGACTTATTCCATATAGATCTAACCATTTCCCATTGTAAATGAGACAAGTCTTGTGCTTCATCTATAAATAAAACTCTAAGTCTAGGAGCCATATCTTGTTCAATAAAATCTTCTAATAAATCTGTAAAATCTTTTAATCCTTTTTCTTTTTTATATTTTTTAAGTTCTTGATCTAATAAAAATAAAGTATCTCTTTCTATATCTAATAAATTTCTTCTTAAATCATAACACTCCATTAAATCCATTTTTTTAACTCTAGCAGTGTTAATGATGGTTAAATATTCATTATCTGAATTAAATATTCCATCTTCATTTGAATAAGAAGCTGTTTTAATAGGTATATTACATCTTACACCAAATTCTCTATAATCTTCTTTGCTCATCATCTTATCTTTAGTTACACCTAACACCCTAAATGCAAGTGAATGTAATGTTCTAAAATAAATTAAATCATGTTCCGCACTTAATCCAAACTTAATAGAAGCTCTTGTTGCTGCTTCTAATGCAGCTTTTTTTGTAAAAGAAAAATAACCAATTTCTTTTGGTCTAATTCCCTTTTTTATAAACTCGTCTACCAAGTTTAACAACGTTGTTGTTTTTCCTGTCCCAGGCGGACCTAGAATTATAGTTTTCATATTTTCTCCTCATTACATTTAAATCAAACTCTAGTTTTTTTATTCTTTCTAAAGCTTGAACATATTTTAAATACCAATTAATACCTATCTTCATTAGAAATGTTGTTCCTGATATTTGTTTTGTGAAACAGCAGCATCTATTTTTTTCATAGTATTAATTTTAACTAATCTTGGTTCTTGACCTTTAATCTTAACTCTAACTTCAGATACAAATATTCCTTTATCTTTTAATTGTTTAATAAGATTACCTGTTTTAGCTTTATCCATTTCCCAATTATTCTTTTTACAAAAATTATAAAAGTCATCCATTCTAAAATATGTAAATTCTCTTTTATCATCTGTATATGGAAGTTTATTAAATATATCATCCATCGTTCTTGCATTTTGTCTATTTGTAGTCCAATCCTGTAATAAAGATATTATTTGATTAATTGGATCTAAAGATTCTAATGGTTCAACTGTTTGTAAATTATCCATTAACGGTTTTAAATAATATTCTCTCCAGTCTTTATCTTTTAATTTAGGAATAACTAAATCAGCTTTTTCTAATACGGCCACAGAAAATAAAATAGGATTTGCTAAATGCTCTGCCTTTAATTCAATTCTTTTTTGTGTTTCACCTTCTCCTATGCTTAAAAAATATTGAGGTGGGTTAGAATTATATTTAGTTAAATTACCAAGTATTGGCATAGCTTCTTCTTCTGATCCTACACCAAATTTTTTAGTTCTACATAAAGATGAATTACAAATATCTACAATAGGAGGAAGTTTACATCTGTATTTATCATAACCTTTTTTACCTATTGATTTTAATAACTGTTGAACTTCTCCATTAGGCAATGGTGGAGACATATATTTTAAATTAGCTGCGACAACTTTATCTTGCCAAGAATCTGGATCAGATTGTTTAAAAAATATGGCAATATTAAATAACGCATTGTTCCTAGACCCTTCGCCAAAGCCATCGCGAGCTAATTTATTTAAACATGGCGGACCATCTTTAAATGCTTCTTCTATCTTCGTTTCCTTGATTTCGATTTTTTCAACTTCTTCTTTCGTGCACGCGTAAACATCATAGAGCTTATAAAATTCCTCAAGTGACATAGCGGCGCCATTATCGTCAAACGCATATCTTAGTCCTTTTGTTTGGTTATGGTAGGGAAGATTTAAAAAATTACCTGTGTCCCCACGTTCCACAAGTATTTCCGTTTGCTTTGGAAATATCTCAACACCTTGATATCCTAAAGAATCAGAAATTCTTTTTAATGTAGTCTGCATTAATGCAGCTGAAATAAATTCTTTTGTAAATAAAAATATATGTGCTCCACCTGACTTAGATCTAAATACTATTAATGGAAGTTTTAAACTTCTTATTTTAGTTATTAAATCTTTGTGGTTAAGATTATACTGATCAATATCAATGCAACCCCACTTACAATTATTATGTTCATTAATTGGAATAATACCAAGAGCAGGATCAACCCCGTTAAGATGGTCTTCCCAAAGATTATCCGTGATCGGTTTCCTGATAATAAATGCTTTTCCTTTTTGTTTTCCATTTTCACCTCGTTCTCCTTTTTGATATTGTCCATAGGCACTTTGCAGGCCACTAAATATCTCTTTAAATTTTTCTTTCATACAACAATTTTAGTTGGAGCCCCAATTAAGGGGCCCCGATTAGTTTAACTTAGAACGGTACGTTCTCAGTTACTCTCTCTTCTACATCAGCTCTTGTTTGCACCGACCCTTTTCTAACGTCACCAGAAAAACCTTTTGCACTTAAGTACAAAGATTTATCTTTGGTTTCTAAAATTCGGTCTTGTGTTACTACCCAACCGTACCAACTACCTTTATCATTTTTTTGTAAAGTAGATGCTAAGTTGTATACAACACCATGCATTGGAGGAACTGCAAATCCACCTTTACCGTCAGGGATCTGAACAGTTTTCATCATTGCGTTCCACTTCTTGCTTACATTCAACTGAGTTGATTTCATGGTGATTAAAGCTGGAGTAAATCCACCTGCTTTAGTTTCTACCATTACATAGTAAGAAGCAGTCTCTTCAATATAGTTACCATTAGGCAATCTAACTTTAGATCCTTCTCTCTTACCTGTAGCTATCACTGGACTGTTAGGTAAGTGAATTGCAACCGGAGCTGCAGATCCTTCTCCTCTATCAGACCATTCTGGATAGTCTTTCTTATAGTAACAAGGAATTACTTTAATTCCTTTTTTACCATCATACAGTTCATTCGTAACTGTATTATAGATCATACCAGGTTTAGCACCTGATAC